ACTGACCGACCGGACACTTCGACCATCCCGTAAAACAAGACGGCGGATCTTGGCTGCACTTTCCATCAATATCACCCGTTCATGCCCCGCGCTAAATGCACGGATCCTAACAAACAGGTGGGTCAATCTTAAACGCTCATAACCCACCTAACCGGGTCAATTTTGCATGCCGATTCACAGCCCAGGTATCAGATTCCACCGGAAACGATGGAAACGGCCGCACATCCCAAGCCCATGCAAACATGTTCACAGGGTCCACCATTGGCCCGCCATAGACCGGGCTAACTGGATTGTTGCCAGCCTCAACCGCCCAATATTCCAGCATGGCGCGAAGGTAACGCCGCTGTATCAGGTCATCACGCACCCCGGAGGAAAAATAGGGCACCTGACTTTCTGAGGATTTGGGATCATAAAACACGTTTGGCTGATTGGTGCCTTTGTCGATCGCCGGGCAGCCAAACTCTGTAAACCAGATAGGCTTTGATTTTGGCACCCAGTTAGTTGAGGTATTTGAACGCACCCCGCCCGGCCGGTTGTGGTGCGGGTTTTCCCACCAGCCCCGCAAATCCTTTTGACGAAACACCCAGTGCTCACCATGGTCCTGATCTGCAATCAAGGTGCGGTTCTGGTTGGTCCGGTCCTCATCAGAGGCATAGTAGAAGTCGAAATACTCCCGGCCCTCGATGCCAGCTTTCAGATAGTCCAGATCATGGATCGATTGCGCACCTTGCCCGTGGTCCTCATGGTTTTCATGATCGCGCCAATCGGTCAGCGGCAGATAATTATCTATGCCAATAAAGTCGATATCGTCATGAGCCCAAAGATAATCGAGATGAAAGAACACATCGCCGCTACCATCATTAGGCCGGTGGCTGTGAAACTCGGACCAGTCAGCAGCATAACCTATCTTTACATCCGGCCCCATGATCTTGCGCGCTTCCTCGGCGATATAGGCCATGAAATATGCAAACGGAAAGTCATCAAACCCCCATGTTAGAGCCGAAATGCCCGGCATTTCCGTTCCAACAACAAAAGCATCCACACCGCCCGCTGCCTTTGCTAACATCGCAAGGTGCAAAGCAAAATGGGTATAACTCCATCGATATTCGCCAGTGTAGATAACTTGATCACCATCCCAACTAACATCAAAATGGTCAGACTCCCCGAAGAATGAAAAAAGTTGCGGTTCGATTTCAAACGTTCCATCCGGGCTGCCCGGCTGCCCCACTGCCGGGTGACAAGTGATCCGGCCGCGCCAAGGGTAAGCCTTCTGCTCTGCCTCCCCGTAAGGATCTGGCAGGCCGTTGCCTTCTGGAATATCCATCATGACAAACGGATAAAGCATCACCTTAAAGCCGCGCTCTTTCAGATCCTTGATTGCTTCAACCACAACACTGTCAGAAGGCGAGCCACCATAGGCGGGCTTCCCGTCCACATATGAGACAAGCCGCGCTTCATCCCGGCTTAGTCCGGCAACGCGCCATTCAATTGGACTGGTGGTTTTACGCGCTTCCACACGCGGTGCAATCGTGCACTCTCCCGCCCGCAGATCATCACCAAACCACGCCACCACCAGAGAGACGGTTTTGCACTCCGGGCAGGTGCTCTGCAAAAGGTCTATGGAGTGCTCCCAATCAGTTGCTGCGGAAAGTGTGTGCCGGTTGTTATAGGCCGTGGTCGGGCCGTCCTTGCCATCCTTCACGGGTGTTTTGGAATAACCAAATTCAGTAGAGCCGGGAATAAGAGAAATAGCCGTCAGCTTTTCTTCCTCATAGCCAACGCAGCGCACCACTTCAAAAGTCAGTTGTGGCAAACGGTTTCCAAAGTCTGCAAGGGGCAGCTCTTCAAACACCACATAGGCAAGGCCGCGATAGGCTGGCACATCCGGACTGCCCTGTTTGGCAGCAATCAACGGATCTGCTTCCTGTTCCTCATCACCCTTGTAAATGCGCATGGTGATTTTGGTTGTGTCTATTTCCTTACTATCCGCCCACACGCGCAAAATGTCAGAGATTGGCCCCTCACAGATCCCAACCGCAAAGTTGGCATAGTAGCTGTAGGTTGTCTGCGTCACCGTAGAAGACGAACCACCACCCGCCTTGCCGCCATGTTTTTCCGTTGTGGTGGTCACAACCTCATGCAGATTTGTTGCCCAGATCACCTGCCCGGAAACACGCGCACGCCCGGCCACCAGGGGAACCACGGCCCCTTCACTGGACCCCATCACCTGCAGGTTATCCAGCCGCTGCCCTTCCACGTGGCTCTTGCTGCCCGGAGTAAAGGCAGAAACCAACATGTTGTCTAAGTAGCTCCCGGCAATGCTTGCCGCTGCAGAAAGAGCAAAGGCCGCAACCTGCCCTGCACCTGTTGCCCCCGCAATCGCAGTTGCCGCCGCTGTTAAAACAAGCGTTGCCATTGTTTTACCCTGTAGGTTGTGTCAATTATTAATAAAAATCGAAAGCCAGAGTGGAGATAAACTTGGAGTTACTGAGCATCGCAATCGGTACCCTTGCGCTCTTCAGCGGTGCTCTCTGGTACTTTAGAAAGAAAAAGAGGCTAGACCTGTCAATTGTACTCGTTATGGCCTATTGGCCCGCAGTACTTATTTCAGTTGAGATCTTGTTTTTAGGATTTGCGACTGTCTATTGCCCACCAGTCTACTCATCCGCGCATGCCCCTTCTTGCAACATCCTGGGATTTGATGCAGAAACGCATCTCCCTATAGGCGTCCAGATGTTCCCAATGATCATCTATGCAATTTTGTATTGTCTCATCAGCTCATTCATCTGTGCTATCGCGGCTCTCGTTGCGTTCATCCGCCGCCGTAAAAGCAGATAGTTACTGCGTTCTTTTAAGGAAAAGAAAACGCAGCCACCGCCCGGCGCTGCCACCACCCTGAATAGGGCACCTCAACAACTCCCGCGCCCTCTTGTGCGTGGATCATCACACCCGGCCTGCTGATCAGGCCCGCGTGTTTTGCAATCGCTCCGGATCGCACCCGGAACACCACCACAGCCCCAAGGCCGGGCGGGTCCAGCTCTGCCCGCTGGAAGTACTTTTCCCCGGCTTCCAAAAGCGTTTCACGTGTTCCAACTTCTCCCCAATCCGGGGAATAAGCAGGAACCTTTTGCGGCTCAGATCCGTAAAGCTCCCGCCAGATCCCGCGCACCAATCCCAGACAATCACAACCAGCCCCTTTGACACTGGCTTGATGATGATAAGGCGTTCCAAGCCAGCCACGGGCAAGCGCAACAACCTCATTTGATATAGGAGGAACCGTCATTTTTCTGCTCATCCTGTTCAGCGTAGGACAAAATAAAATCAGGGCCGGGCATGTGCGGAAAGCCGCGATAGTTCACCGCGTTTGCAAACTTTGATTTACAGGCCGCAAAGGTATGAGCACACCCGGCAAACACGTCAAAGGAATCCCCGGCAGCAATGGGCTGCACAGGCGCTTGCCAAAGGGTCAGCTCTGCAGCCCCTTCCTCTGTCAGCTTGTGCACTTTGATTTTGACGCGGGCACCTTTGTTTGCCCCGGTGTTCCAGTGGAGCTGCCCCCATGAAAACCGATCAGCTGGAAAACCACCCAAGCCGGCACACGTAAACACCCGGTCTTTCACCGCTGTTACACTGCCCGCCCCATTGTTCTCCGGTGCATGCAGATCCACACCACAGCGGCTATCCCCCAACTCAGCATCGCAGCCATACTGATAGGTGCGGCCGGTGTTCTGGTTGAGCCGGTGGGCAAGGCTGCGCATCTCTGCGTTAAAAGCAAGCTCGCCTCTGCTCACCTCGCCAATGTTGCCACGCTGCATAACTTCCCGCTGAGACGTATCCTGCCAGTTCACCCGGTAAAGCACGATTTCCGCATCATCATAAAGCCCGGCCGCAATGTCGGATTCCGTGATCTTGTCAGAAGAAAACGCACCTTCCACGTCCATGTTGTTAACGGCAAGGCCAAGATTTGCCTCTACATCCGTTCCGGTAAAGCCAGCCGCCGCCTCAAACACAACACCCAAGAAAACCAATTGCCGGTCATGGTCTGTAAAGCCCTGCTTCACGCCATCGCGCCGCGTGACCCGCCAGCACCAACACAAGGTGGTGCAGTTGCCCTGCAGGTGCTCTGCAAGGGCTGGATTTAGCTGCCTCATAACAGCACCTCAACAATCGGAATATTGGTCACACTGCCCTGCACGTGAGCGTTTAGCGTCAGTTCCAGCATATCGGTGTCAAAGCGGGCAGGAACATCAAACTCAAAGCCCGCTGTAACTTCTTCTCCTGCAGGTGGGGCAGAAGCAAATGTGATCAGGCCGGAAGCCTCATCAAGCACAAACCCCACGGCCGGAGCACCGCCAACAGTCACCACAACCGGTGCAGTGTCTGCAGGCAAAAGGATCTTGCGTGTATACGGCTGGAAGGTCGCGCCGTAGGTCTTCACAAGCTGGAATTCCTTTTGCACGCCATCACCAACGCCTAACACCTGATCAGTGGCGCTGATTGCATCACCGGGCGGGCAGCTCTTAAAATCTGCCCAATCCTTCCAGCGAAACGCAAACATGCGCCCGCGCCGCTCTTCAAAGAACTCCACCACCTTATGCAGATCATTGACAGAGCGAACACCCTTAGCCGCGTTGTATCGCCTCCGGCTATCTGCCCATTGCTGATTGCGCGTTTCCCGGCCGTTGGCACGCACCACAACTTGCGTTTTACGTTCCGGCCCACCGCGTGCCCCTAACGAGATATCTGGCGGAAACCGTGTGTCATGAAATTCTTCCAGCATAACTGCCCCATTCCTACCGGTTGCGCCGCCCACGGCTCAAAGCATCAACCAGCATTCCAGATACTTGCCCTTGTGACTGGCGAAAGCTCTCAACATCAGGCGTTTGGATGTACTGGTTGACCACCACACCCCTCTCAGAACCTCCAAAGGCGTCCTTGTTGGAAATGATCTTGGCAGGCCCCAGAACCGGCTCAGGGCCGTTTTCTCCTGCAATGCCCCACTGCCCGGCACCAAGCACACCACCACCTGCGAAGAAGCCTTGAAACGTGCTCATGAGCGCCGTTGACAGGTTCGATTGCTGCGATGTTCCAAACATCCCGGCAAGCGGCCCTTGTCCCATGAAGGCAGCTTGTGCGGCCGCCTCTGCCAGCGTTGCTACCAGCCGCCCGGCTGCCGTGTCAGCAATCCCCAGAGCGTCAATAAATTGCGACATGGAATCCTGTGCCATCCCGCCAAGCAAACTCACAACTTCATTGTGCTGTTTCTGAGCTTGGGTTTGTGCATAGATCTCATCTGTAACTTTAATCAGTTCCTGCCCCTGCTTGCTGGCAGCTTCTACACCGGCAAGGCGCAGTGCATTGGCCCGCTTTTGTTCCTGTGCGTTCATGCTCAGCAGATCACGTTCAAACTTAAGCTGCTCTAAAACACGAGCGTAAGGGTCCACCTTTGTCTTGGAAGACCCACCGCCCCCGCTGCTATCCGTTTTCTTGTCGGGAATGATTGTTGGTTTCTCATTTTTCCGCCCACGACCACCACCGCGCCGGGTTGGTCCACTTGCAAAACCAGCATGGCGCAACTGACGTTCGCTTTGAATACCTGCAAGGCGGGCGTTTGCCGCATCAATTTGCTCTTGAATTTCAGCAATACGGGCTTCATCACCAAGCGTTTGCGCAAGCGATAGTTCCCGGTTAAGCCCCGGTAACTTGCGCGAAAATTCGACCTGCAAATCTTTTAGGGTTGGCTCTGCAACCGGTGTATTAAATGCAACGTCCATTGCATTGGCAGCGGCCAGAGTTGCCCGCTTTGCACCGATTTCAAAGGTGCGCCACATCTTTGCAAATTCATCATCAATCTTTTCAGCCTTACGCAAGAGCTTTTCATCCAGAACCCCGCCCGCTTCATCCGCCTTGCCCATCAACTCATCAAGGCCCTTGGAACCGTTTTTGAGTGCCAGAACCAGCCCGGCCCCTTCCCGGTCAAACGCCTTGAAGCTCAGCAAAAGCCGCTCTTGTTCCGAGCTGGCGTTTTTAATCAGGTCTGCATATTCGCCCAATATCTGACTTTGGGTTTTCATCTTACCGCTGGAATCGCGAAGCTGGACGCCATTTGCTTTCAGGATCTCATAAAGAACGCCTGACCCGTTGGCAGCCTCACCAACACGCCGGGAAAAGCGTTGCAACGCTGTATCTGTGGTGCCAGCTGCAACACCAGTCAGCTCAAACCCATAACGCATGCGCTGCAGCTCATCGGTCGTTACGCCCACCTTATCGGCAACCTTGGCAAGCTTGGAGCCTTCTGAAACAGCGCTTTTTATTGCAGCTGTCAACTTGGCAACCGTAGCTGCCGCAGCAGCTGCCGGGAGAAACCGAATTGCCCCCATAGATTTACCAAGTGATCCCATATCCATGTTGAGCAACTTGGTTTCCCGGCGCGTCTTTTGTAACTCGCGCCGGTTCCGTTCAAAGGTTGCACGGGATTTATCATTGGCCCGCACGTTATAGACAAGATCCGGCACGGTCATGGGTTAGGCTCCCCGGCAATTTTTAGATAAATAGACCATTCTAAAATCTCAGGTTCCGGCCAGTCTTCAAGATCCGCAACCCGCATGTGTAAGCGATCCGCAAGCCGAAACAGGAACAAGCGCCACGGATCGCCTCTTAGTTTTTTTCTATTTCCCTGGCATCACACGGGCCAAGCATCTGCACCGCAATCCGGCCAATAATTGCGCCATCGGCTTCCGTTAAAAGCTTGTGTTTGTCATCGGCATTAAAGAGCTTTTCGCCGGCCTCGTTCTGTGCTTTCATCACAAGCACATCCACAAAGGCTTCCGGGTCCAGCCCCTCATTTTCATCATTCACACGCTTACGCTGGTTTGGGGTCATCGGGTCATAAAAGAGTTTAAAAGCCTCGCCTTTTTCACCCCATTCCGGCACCTCGATAATCTGGTTTTTAGCCCGCTTGTAATGGCTCTTCACACGTTCAATCGCACGCATCTTTTTAAGGTCCTTGTCTCTGCGCTAAACAAAAAGGCAGCCTGCACAAACAGACTGCCTCTCTCACTTCACTGGAAGAGGCGGAGCTAAGCCACCGCCTCTTCTGTCAATGGGCCGTTGCCGGTAAACTCAAAAGTCATATCAATAGTCTCCGCACGGCCCTGCGCATGCTGTACGCTGGTCACTGTTGCAGTGCCGGAGGCGTACGTTTCACCGCTCTCATTGCCGCTGTAATAAAGGTGCAACACCACAGAAGCCCCGGCGCTAAGCTCAGCCTGCCCCATGTCGCCTTTCACCCGCTTGGCGCTGATAGACCCGGACCAGCGTTTTGGTGCGCCTTCCAAGTGGGTTTCCCACTCTTCACCCATTGCCGTTGCATCCGAGATTGGCGCTTCTACCGAAAGGTTGAAGCTTTGAACCTTGGCGACATCCTCACCGCCAGCAGTCACACTGCCCTTATTGCCGTGAATTAAAGGCATGCTCTGTTCTCCTGAATTGTTGGAAAGTTAGTTCTTCAGCCGCACGCTTAAGCGCGGCTACCGTGTATCGCCGAAAAGTGGGCACCGGTTTTCGGATGAAGATACGCAAGCAACTTTAGTGCGCGGTTTCCGGGTCATTCTCCGGGGCAATGGCAAGCGCCATATACCGCAGTGTCAAAATCCCTTGGCGCTTCTCGCCCCGGTCCCGGCGCACTGCTATATCCAGATTGGTTGACTGCAGGTATAGCTCTTTCACCAAGCCACCTAAGAAGCCGCTGCCAGCAAGCGCGGTTTCAACTTCCACCGCAATTTGGTCCAGCTCATCATCAAAGCCCTTGCCATCGGCCGTGGCTTCAACAGTGACGCTCATTTGCCGTTCAATGTCGCGGTCTGCACTCATTTCCGCAGGCTGGCTTTGTTCATCCAGCACATAGACAAGCAGCGCAGGCAGCCGCTTGTGATCCAGCGGAAAGGTGCGCGTGACAAAGCAGCGATCTTCTGTAGAAGGAAGCCCTTTTAAAGCCGCCTCTACAGCATCGCGCACCTGCGTTCTAATGTGAGCCATGGCTGCCCCTATTCGCGCTCTAGCAGGATCTGGCTTAAGCCTGCCCCGTCACTCATGGGGCTGCTTGCCGCCGTGAAGCGTTGCCCGTCAATCAGCAGCTCTGCACCCTCGCCAAACTCTGCCGGAATATCTGAGCCCTTCACCGCAAACACTGGTTTGGACGTGAGCATGCCAACCTCACCAAAGGAGGTTTCCTCCCCCTCATTGGTAAAGATCCCGGTGAGGTGCCCGGTGTCCCCGTTCTGCAACGCGTAGGTTGCCGTTGTTGCAAACTCATCAGTGCGCATCACTTCATTCAGATCATCGTCAAAATCAATCATTGCCGCTTCACCATTGTTTGCCCGCCCTGCACACCAACCGCCCGGTTAACACGGGCACTGCCCATCACCCGCGCAAGCTCGATGGGTGTGAGTGGTTTGGGTGGTTTCAGGCTGGTGGTGCTCTGTAGTTCTTTTTTCACTGGTAAATCCTCACCTCCAAGGCCAACGAAAAACGGGAGGCAGAGCGTATCCCCGAAAAGTGGAAACCGGTTTTCGGATAAGGATACGCTACAACAAAGCCCCCCGTTTGCTTCTCATATGAGCCGGGGTTTAATCCCCGGCTGGTTCGTCTTCTTCTTTTGGCTTTTCTCCCGCCTTAGCCTTGCCAACCCGCCTTGTGGTTGGTTCTGCTTTTTTCATATTGATCAGGAATTTTGCATCCTTTTCAGAAGCGTTCACCACATCACCCGGCGCAACCGGTTCACCACCGCAAACCGTGCGTTTCAAAATTTCAATCTTCATCTTTGCAGCCATGATCTGCCCTCTTGAGAAATGAAAGGAATATGAGAAGTCCAAATAAAAACAGCCGGGCAACCCGGCTGCTTAACTGGCGTAAAGCTTAAGCTTTGAAGGAGTGACAGAAGCTCTGCGGGTGACGCACTGCAAAATCTACATCCTGCATGGCAACCACGCGCACGGTCCCACTGGTGGACTGGGTAAACGGATCAACGGTCAGGTCTACGCCCGTCCAAAGCGCAATCAGAAGATCCGCCCAGTTGCCAAAGAAGCCGTTGTGATCCAGCACCTGATTAGAAATACCGGTGTTGTAACCATTTACCGTGTTGCCCTGCTCCCAGATAAACTGCGCAGTCCCTGCAGCCTTTTCCGTAGTCTTGAACGATCCGCGCATCGCAGCATTGAGGACATAGCCCAAGGCCCCAATGTCAGCATCATCCGTTGCAACAGTCGTTTCCATTGCAACCACTTCTTCAAATGTTGGAGCATTTGCCGCAAAGGTGGTTGAGTTAATGCCGGTGGTGGCAGCAATCCCCTTTGGAGTTTCCCCAGAGCCGTCACTGTGTAGCGCTGCCCGGCTGATCTCCAAACCAATCACCCGCGCCAGATCATCACGCACCATGGCTTCCACATCCAGCGAGGATTGAATGAGAAGTCTGCGGGAATAGTCGGTAAACGCACCCAGAGTATGTGGGCTTAGTTCGATCTGATCAAAAGCCTCTGCGCTTTTGGTCACATCATCGCTTTCACCTACCCAATAGGCGGTGGCTCCACCCACCATACGCGGGATCTTAAAGTTGCCTTCCAAGTCATGCAGCATGCGGGCGCCCATGCCCATCACAACTGCACGCTTGCGCAGCAACTCAACAAAGCTGCTTGCAAGCAGGTTATCAGAAACCAGAGCGCCACCGGCCCCGATTGTGCCCGTTGACAGGTTGCGGGTCTGCCCGCTCATATCCGCCCGCATCACATCAGAAGGAACAAGAATGCCTTCCCCCTGCTTGCCGCGTTTCTTGCCAGCCTCTTCAGAGCACTCAAACTCAAATTTAGCAGCTTCGCGGTACTGCGCATTAGTTGGATTCCCCAAAGCATTCAAAGCCCGCACAAATGAGAATTGCTTGCGTTCTTTTTGGCTCAAACCAATATCCGCAGCGCCGGAGATTTTCTCCTGCCCGCGCTCGCCCTGCAGCATCAGGACTTTGGTTGAAAAGTCGCCGGAAGACATGCCGGAGCGGATCGCATCGTTCGCAATGTCCCGGCAATTCCATTCCGCTGCAGTCGCTTCAATCTCGCGAATGCGTTTGGCCTCATTTTCCGCAGTTTTTGAGCGGATCTGTGCCAGCTCTTCTTCAGAAGGGCCGGTCTTTGGGGTCTCGGATTCATTAGGTTTGGGCATTGCTGCAGCCTTTCTTTCAAGTGCAATGGAAATAAGTTTCTCGTCAGAACGAGAACGCCCAACCCCGACGGACGGATCTGCCGGGACGGAGACTATTGAGATTTCATGAGGTTTCCAGCGGGTAATTCGAAAAACGTCCACGCCATCCGCGTGCTCTTCTTCCCTCCGCGCATCAACAATCTGATAGCCAACTGAAATGTTGGTCAGTTCACCATCAAGAACGCGCTGCCGGATCTCTTGCGCAAGCTGTGTTTTGCCAAAGCGAACCCACGCCCGGCCCTTGCCATCCTTGATCTCTACGCGCTCAATCACGCCCACCTGATTTGCAACGGTTGCCCGGTGGTCAATCAGCAGGGGCGCACGCCCGCTTCCAATGAAATCAAGGTCAATTTCACCTTCATCGTGACCCAGAATTTCAACGCCCCACCATTGGCGAATGGGTGCATCACTGGAAAATGAAAGCTCTAAAAGGTCTTCTTCCGCGCCCTCGCTAGCGCGCACGAAAACACCCTGCCGGAACAACCGCTCCGGCAGCTTCAATTCATGTGTTGGCATGGTGTGATTAGTCCTCTTTAGGCTGCTCTTTTTCAGCAGGCGGAACCGTTTTCATGAAGGCAGAAAGCACCGCCTCAAGATCTATGCCGCGATCCCTGGCGAGTGCCCTTGCCTCTTCAAAATCGTCATAGATATCTTCAAGAGTGCGCCCACGCTCTGCAGCCACTTCCTGCGGGCTTTTAATGCGGGATTCCATATTGGTTCTATTGGCGGCCGCATCGTCTTTTGGATTGACGGATTGCCAGCCCCGGCCCGTCCATTCCACCGCCTGAAACCGGGCAAGCTGTGTCATAGGCAAACGCACTTGCCCGCTCAGCATCGCCATGCGCAACCAATCGGGAAAGATAGATCCGCAGTAATGATCTGCAAGCCAGCCCTGCAGCACGCCCCATTGTTCGCGCTCTTCACCAAGCCCGGCCCGCAATGACGAAAAGTTGGCCTTTTCCAAGTCGCTGGACAAAGACGAATAAGCCACATCAAGCCCCGAGCAAACGCCGCGCAGCATGATCTTGATGAAAGGTTCCATCTCCCCACTTGGATAGGCCGGGTCGAAGGCTTTGAAGTCATAGCCCTGCGGCAACTCTTCCAAAACACCGGCTTCCATTTCTTCAAGCCGGGGCCGCTCCTGCTCATCAAAGAACTCTTCTTCTTCTACGTCTTCCGCCTCACCATTGGTCCCGGTGGCCTGTCCACCGCCTAACTCTTCATCCGGGTCGGCATCTGCAGAGCGGGTGTAAAAGCCCATCTTTTGCGCACCATAAACAGCGTTCGCAAGGGCTGCGTCTTCAAAGCTATTCATTTGCGCCAAGCGCCGCAAAGCCGTGTGCGCCCATGGAACACCAATCACCGGGGCAGTTTGATCAAAGGGCAGATAAAGGTGCACGATCTCTTCTGCAGGAATGCGAATACGTGTCCCACGGCCGCCATAATAAGAGCGGTTGTGCTTAAACATGTGATAGGCAATTGGGCGATCCACCGCGTTACATTCCACTCCGGCAAGGATGTAATGCCCGTGATCCAGCTCTTTGTTTAACTCCACATCCAGCATGGTGATATCAAGGTGCTGGATCTGGAAACCAAACCTCCCGAACTCCGGGCCAATGTATTTGCGGGCAAGAAAGTTCCCATCACGGGCAGCGGCTGTAAGAGCAATGCGCTGGCTATCAGCAAAAGAGAACTTACCGCAGGTGGTGCAGCTCCCCTTGCGGCTCCATTCCAAAAATCCGTCCCGGATAAGCTTGTTGCTGTCCCGGTCAAGATTGCCATCACCAAGCCGGGCAACCGGCTTAATCTGCAAGCCATTGCGGCCCACAACATTGCGCCGCAAATGGGAGTAAAAGCCTTTCAGGTAATCGTTGTTCTGGCTTTGCTCCCTGCTATGGGAAACCAGCCCCAACAAGTCTTCCTGAGCATCGCGCATCAAGGATGAATTGAGCCCCATCAACTTGAACTTTACAAGACGATCCGGGCGGGCGGCTTTATACTTGCGCACCACCCGGCCCGGCTGTTTCAGGGGCTGCTCTGCAGGCTTATTGCGCCTGCCAAAGATTTTGGAAAATGCACCCATCATCTAAACTCCACCTTCCGCAAACGATGACTGCCCCGGCCCGTGCGCTTGCGGTCTTCTATTCTGACCAGTTTGCGGTAGTGGGTGTGCCAGTCGGCAAGCTCTTTTGGGGTTAGCTTTGTCAGCTTGCGGCCCGCAATTTCATAGGAAGCAACACCAGACTTTGCGCGGCCTTCCAGCAGCGCTTCAATCTGTTCCAGCATGCGCCGGTTATGGCTGCGCAGGTCTATGGCGTCCCCGCTTGCCAGATCCGGCAAAACCTCAAACCGGCCGTTGCCCACGGTCTTCCGCGCCCCGTCACTGTCCCGCGTGATGAAGGCCGCCCACTGGTAAACCCCGGAGGTCCAATCGCCGTTCTCATCAGCCCCAAGGCTCACAAAAAAACCGCCTTCAAGGGCGGTTGCTGTAAACTCAATTTTTTCCGGGGCTTCCCCTTCCAATGTTCCCACATAGGAAAGCGTGTGATCATCTGGCGGGAATGTCTGCGCCAGATCATCCCGCCGCCATGATGCAAAGTCGCCTGCCCGCATCACCTTAGGTTCTGCGCTTAAAGGCTCTTCAAATCCAATTACTGCCATGTATCACCCCCGCAGCCCGGCCACTAAGCCGTTGCCTCTGCGCCTTGGTTTTCTCCGGGCTTTTCTGGTAGGTGCCCGTTTCGGCTTCACCGTTGTTTGCACGGCCTGTTTCTCGTCTTCCGCTTGCGTCTCCGGCGCTTCAGTTTGCGCCGGTACGGCTCCATTTTCAGGCACACTTTCCCCGGCAAGATCCTTTGAACCCGCATCACGGATTGCCTCTTGCTTTGGCCGCAGTGCTGCAAAACTATTGGTTTCCATTCGTCGCGCCCAAATGGGCGGGCGCTTCCAGTTGATTTTTTCCGCCCTAAGAACCAGCACCAACGCCAGCCCATAAACGCCCAAATCAAGCGCCTCGTTTCGCTTGCGCCCCTTGCGAAGCACCCAGCCTTTCGGGGTGCGCCGCTCTGCGCAAAACTCTTCAAACACTTCACTTGGTAGGTTGCGGGTCAGGTGATAGGCATCAGCGCCCGGATCTTCACGGGCAAGGCTGGCGGTAATCTCTGACTTAAGCCGCCATGTACCCACACGAACAATTCTCAAATCAGAGCGTTTTTTAACCCGCTTGCCCTCTTCCTTTTCTGGCGTGACTTCCTTTGCCCGGTCCCGGTCCCAACGGTCCAGCCCCTTGGCAAGAAACACTCGCCTGCGCAGGCCAAGCTTGCGAGATTTACGGAAGAAAGCATAAGCGTTTTTCGTCACACCGTCAGCGCCGCCACTGTCCACAATCAGCGCAGCCGGTTTGATCTGGTAGCCACTGCCCGCAACCGGATAGTACTTTTCTAGCAAGGGCAAAAGCGCGTCCCAATCTTCCTTGTACTTTGCCGGGTCAATCGCGCGTGCGTCGGCGCTTGGTGCACCTGCAGGCGGGGCGTGAACGTCAAAGCGATCAATCAGCCAGCGTTCCAGCCCCGGCCCCCATGCATCCACCTGTACAACAAAGCGGCCCTTTTGCACGTCAACGGCAATGGTAAGAAAGCGGGTTTCCGGCGGTGCGACCTTAAGCAGATATTGTTCTGCCTTGTCCTTCAGTTGCTTCACGCTCAAATCGTCTTCATCTTCCACCATGCGCGATGAATAAGGCTTGCCCTGATCAACGTTCACAGTGGTCTTTAATGAGGTTTCATCTCCGGTTTGCTGGAACTCCTGCCAAGCAGTCTCATATCTGGAAACCAGGGACGCCCACGGCTGGAAGGCAGCGGCCGCCCCTTTCAGCCAGTAAGTGACAAGATCCGTTTCCCGCAAAGCCTCATCATGAACGCTCACCAGCTCCCCGGTTTTGCTTTCATGAAACCAGCGGCCCGCCCGGTTTAGCTCCACCTTGTGTCGTGGTTCAAAGATCGCACCGCAATGCGGGCACGCCATCACCGCAGCAAGGCCGCGCTCTTTCGGGCTGCCGTCTTCTGGAAAATGCAGCAACTCATAATCTGGCTCAAAGACCTCGCGGCAATCCGGGCAAGTCCAGTAATAGCGCCCACGGGTGCCCCGGTTATAAAGCGCTAAAATACCCGTTGCCGGTGGTGCCATATGCGGCGCACCCTCAGGCGGCAAGAAGTCATTATCTTCAATCAGACGGCCCGGAGAACTTTCTGCAATCGCCATCCCACGGGAACCAAAAGTTTCCGTACGCTTCAAGGCAAGGTCAAACAGGTTGCCTTCCCCTTCAATGTCTTCCGGCGCACGGTCATAGTCAGTCAGCAGCATTAAAGGCAGATCAGAAGCAGACACTTTGGAGACCACCGGCCAACCGATATCCAGCGTCATGCCGCCCTGAAAACGCTTGTCTAATATGTTGTTGTCGAACCGGCCCCGGCCTAAGCGCCGCTTGATTGAAGGCGTGTAGTTGATCAGCGCCCCTACTTTTTTCAAAGCAAATTCACGCGCCGCGTTTCTGTCCATATGAATGACACGCATGTCGCACGGCTCACAGCAGATCGCCTGCCCTATGCGGTTGATTATCAAAGCGTCCGTTTTGCCAGTCCGCGCAGGCCCGGCAAACACCGTTCCCCGGAATCGCCGGGACGCACTCATGTCCATAGGCTCCACCATGTAAGGTGTTACCTTGTTATCCCACGCGATGATTGCCCCGTTGTCCCGCAGCTTGCGCTCACCACCTGCCCAACTTGAAACCGACATACGCCGCACCGGCGCAAGGATTGGCAAAGCATCAGCAAGGCACCCGGCCGCACTCGCATACGCAGGCGGCCGCCAGTCATGCGAACGGGGCGGAAGTTCGAAGTTGGGCATGGTATAATTTCAAATCAGATTTGTGGCGTTTTTCACATTTGAGCCGTACTCACGATACGCTAACCCAGTCTAAGCTGGTGCTCTTCATTGGCTCAACCGCCAACACTCGCAGGCGATTTCAACTCACACAAGTTCCCATCAGGATCGCAAAATCCGGCGATTGTACCCCAATCAAAAACTTGGCGCTTGACCTGGACGTTATTCGCGCGAAGTGTTTCAATTGATGCGTCAATATCATTCATGTTAAACCGCAAAACAAAAGGGTTCTGACCTCGGTTCTTTAGGTGTGACGATCCGTGACCACCCCTTTCAACCATCAGATAATTCTGGCCCATCCGAAAGGTTGTCAGATTACCTTCCCTCTCGATTATCTCGAGCCCTAAGATATGCTCATAAAAATTCTCGCAGGCTTTAAAGTCTTCAACAAATAAAATAATTCCAAATTCAGATGTAACATTCGCGATATTATTGCACTCTATCATTCTACACCTCCCCCCGAATTCACCGCATACCATGACATTGCAGATGCAGTTCAGCAATAACAATATAAAAATATTTTACTTTCTTAATTTATCCGATATTTCGTTTAACTTTCCAGTGCGAGGTCAGCTTCATTCAGCGGCTTCCAGCATGCCAGCTTGCCCGGTGTTTTCTTCCGCGCTCATCGTCTGCATGAATTCAGAAAGCTCCCGGTGAAGTTCCGCCAACAGATCATCAGCAACAACAACCGCTGCCTCTGACTGGCGGCCATCCAACCCAACATCCCGAGACAAGCGGTCAGGCATGCCATTCACCGCATTGCGAACCGCTGAGAAAGTCCGTTCCAGCAACGCAACAACATCAGTACGGGCGATCAATTCACCGCGCGATTGCGCAAGCTTGTTATAGGCTGCCTCAGTTTCATAAAGTTCCTTACGCTGCCTTGGTGTCAGCGCCATTTCAGAATTGCCAGACCCACCACCCAACAAAGCCATCTGCATTTGCCGGATATTGCTTTGGATCTTCTCTTCTTCCGCAGCCTCTGAAGCTTCCCTTTCCTTCTGCCATGCATAGCAAACCGAAAGCCGGAACTCATATGCCTGCCCGTTGGTGCCCTTGCTCTCACAAGGCATCCCCTCAGAAATCCATTGATCTATGGTGGGCAGGCTTTTCTTAAAAGCTTCTGCAAGATGGCGCTTGTTCACCACCACATCTTCCACACCGTCAGGGAGCGGATAGCGCTCAACATTCTCCATGCACGCCCCCTATCAATCTGGAACAACAACAGAAACGAAAACACCAAGTGCTCCCGCACACCACACAAACCAATGTCCCGCAGTTTCGAACTACCCGCAGGCCGGGGCAGGCCCAGGAAGGACCCAAAGCTTCAGTTAAGCGCTTTGACTGATCATCTCTTTCAGCTGTTCAATACTCAACGCCTGATCACGCTTGCGATGCACCACGGAATGGCAATTGGAGCAAAGTGGAACCAAGTCCTTCCGCGGATCAATCTCAATAGGACCACCACGCATTGAGAGCGGTTCGATATGGTGCACCTCGATAAAGCCCTCAGCATAGCTCCCGTAGAATGAGCCGAAGTCGAAGCCGCAAGCCTTGCAGACACGCCCATGAAACTCGATCGCCTGCGCTCTCAGTTTTGGATCACGCTCATAAGTCGAAACAGTCCGATAAGTCTGCTCGCCTTCCATTGAAGCAGTATAGCTGCTTTGCGTGTCATCCTCTTCAAAACCATAGGTCATGTTATCAGGAACAGGCACTTGCCCTAAGATACGATAGTAGACAGCGATTGTAATTTCCCGAACGCCATCACGCCAATAATTGCTGCGCTTGCTCTCTGGAATATCCTCGAGATAGTCGCCATCTTTCTTTGCCAGGATCGCCTCATCGAAAGGACGGTAGTTTACTATATCGGCATAAAGATCGCCTTTTTTGCTCTCAGGGTCAGGTTTAACTGTCCCAATCTCGGCAACAGCGAAATAGTGAGGCTCTTTCGTCAAACGCTGATCGGCAAACTTGGCCTGTTTCAACTTACCTTTGTAATAAATAACTTTTGTGCCGCTTGGCAGCAGTTTCGCATAGCGTTTGGGAAAGTGATAAAGCTGACCTGTCTTGTCATCCCATGGAGAGACATCATTCTCAGTAATTACGGCAAATTTCATAGGTGCTACTCAAGTAATATTGGAAAAAATTACATTCCAATATTTTAAGTGTCAATGAGCGTTCAAAATTGATCCGGCATCATCATTTAAAATTGACCCACCTTGGTTGGCACAAATCCAGCAGGCGAACAGCTCTCATCTAGCAGGTTCGTCTGCTGGCTTTGTGCCAACCAAGG